GCGCGAAGATCAAGGACCCCACCGCCCGCCGCGCCGGCAACACGCTCGCGCTGAAGGAATTTCCCGGCGGCTTCCTGAAGCTCACCGGCGCGAATTCCGGCGCCGGCCTGCGCTCCGATCCCGTGCCGGTGGTGCTGCTGGATGAAATCGACGGCTATCCGCTCGACGTCGAGGGCGAGGGCGATCCGCAGGCCATCGCCACGCGCCGCACGGACGCTTTCGCGGATTTCAAGATCGTGCGGGGGTCGACACCGGCGAAGCCGAAGGGCATCTCGCCCGTGGAGCGCGAATTCGAGCGCAGCGACAAGCGCCGCTTCCACGTGCCCTGCCCGGCGTGCCAGCACAGCCAGGTGCTCTGGTGGCGCGATCCCGCAACCAAGCAGTACCGCCTTTACTACGAGCTCCAGCCCAACGGCCAGGTGCGGCCGGATTCCGTGGCGTTCGTGTGCGCGAAATGCAGCGCGAAGATCCCGGAGCGCTTCAAACAGCAGATGCTCAACGCCGGCGAGTGGATCGCGGAATTCCCGGACCGGCCGATCGCCGGCTTCCACCTGAACGCGCTCTATTCGCCCTGGCGCGACAACTGGGCCGCGCTCGCGCAGGAATGGGCCGAAGCCAATCACGAAAAGAATCCGGAGAAGCTGAAGGCCTTCGTGAACCTGCGCCTCGGCGAGACGTGGGAAGAGCAGGGCGATTCGATTGAGGCGCTCGCGCTGAAGTCGCGGCTCGAGGAATACAAAGCTGAAGTGCCCGAGGGCGTGGGCCTGCTCACGGCGAGCGTGGACGTGCAGAACGACCGCCTCGAGGCCGTGGTGAAAGGCTGGGGCGCGAAGGAAGAATCCTGGCTCATCGCCTACCAGCAGATCTTCGGCGACCCCGGCCAGGAAGACGTCTGGAACGAGACGGACACCTTCCTGCTCTCCGCCTGGGAAACGGCCAGCGGGCAAAAGGTGAAGATCTCGAGCGTGATGGTCGATTCGGGCGGCCAGCACACGGATTCCGTCTATCGTTTCGTGGCCGCGCGCCAGGCGCGCCGGATTTTCGCGCTGAAGGGATCGAGCGAGGCCGGCAAGGAGATCGTCGGCAAGTTCTCGGTGAACAACCGCTACCGCGTGAAGCTTTTCACCATCGGCACGGACACGGCCAAAGACCGCATCTTCGCGAGGCTGAAGATCCCGTCGCCGGGCCCGGGCTACCTGCACCTGCCCAATTTCGTCGAGGATGAGTACCTCGCGCAGCTCACCGCGGAGAAAGCCGTGCGGCGCTACAAAAAGGGCCAGGGCACGGTGCGGGAATACATCAAGACGCGGGCGCGCAACGAGGCGCTGGACCTCGAGGTCTATGCGCTGGCCGCGCTTTACGTCCTCGGCCAGGCCACGATCCGCAAGCTCGGCGAGCTGGCCGAGGCGCTGAGGAAGCCTCCTGACCCTAAGCCCGGCGGATCGGGAGGCCAGGGCGGACCGTCCGGCGCGGCGCCGCAAAGGCCCAACAGAGGCTCGAGCTGGGTGCAGGGCTGGCGATAGGCCGCCTGTACGCCGGTACAGGCGCGACGCCCTGTCCTTCTTTCCGTGAACCGATTGGAAACACGCGGCCTAAATACCCGGTTCGGCAAAATGCGGCCCGTCGTATCGTGGATGGAGTTCTGCGGCCGTCCGCGGGAGCGCGTCCCGAAAAACGTGCAGGCTTCTCCTTAGCGGCCACCCGTCCAGCTAGCTAGGGAATTCTTTCCTTCCGAAACACGTGTCCGCGAAAAAACACATCCTGGTCCCGCGCGGGTTCACCGCAGCCGATCTCACGCCGCCGCTCCTTCATTCCGAAAAATTCCATCGCATGACCCGGCAGGAGGCGAGCGCCCTCGCGCGAGCCGGCCGGATTCGTGCGCTCGGCGACAGCGGAAAAATTTGGCAGCTCACCGATGATTCGCTGGCTCGGCCGAGCTGGGAGAGCGGCGGCGGCCGGATCTCTCTCGAGGTGCCCGTTTCCGTGCAGGCGCTGATGGCCGCGGAAATGCGCCGGCCTCGGGCCTGGTGCGTTACCTGACAATGGCGAGAAAAAAGAAAAGCGACGTGGCCGATCTCGTCACGCGCTACACGCGCGCGCGCGAAGCTGGCAAGCGCGGCTACGAACGCGCGGACCGCCTGATTCACGAGATCGCCGCGGCCGTGGGGCCCGGCGAGGAAATCCAGCTCAGCGAATCCGGGCGAAAAGCGGTGCTGGTCGACCGGTTCGCGGATGCCGAGGGCAAAGGCGTCATCTGGACGCCGTGCGCGGCGCGGCGCTGGGAGCTCAAGATCATCGAGCCCTGAGCGCCCCCGGAAAATCCCCTGGAAATGAAGTGCCTGCATTCCCGCGAGGCAAGCCTCGAAACAGCGCGCTAGGAGCAACTCCATGAACTTCAATCCCGTGTTTCGCGATCATCTCGGAAGGCCGATCGAGCCTCCCGCGCCGGAAAAGCTGGTGAAGCTGAAGGCGGTCAAGGTGGCGATCACCCTTTTGATTGCGGCCCCGCTCCTGATGGCCGCCGCGACGCAGATCAACCTGGCCACCCAGGTAAAGGGCATTCTGCCTGGCGCGAACGGCGGATTGAACGCAAACGCCGGTGCCTTCACCGGCATCCTTCGCGAAGCTTCGGGTACTGGTTCGGCAGCGGAACTTTCGGGCGATGCCACGACGTCGGGATCGAACGTCGTCACCGTTGCGAAAGTCGACGGCACCTCAGTTCCTACGAATTCCGCGGCGAACCAGATCCTCGTCACAACGGCATCGGCCACCGGCGGCTGGTCGACGATTCCGAACTGCACGTCCGGAGCACTGCAATACAACAACACGACGCAGGCTTTTTCCTGCGGAGCGGTTCTGACCGGCACCTTCTCCGATGCGGAAACGCCCTCGGGCTCGATCAACGGCTCGAATACCAGCTTCACGCTGGCGCACACGCCGAACCCCTCCGCGGACCTGCAGCTTTATCTGAACGGCCAGCAATTGATCGCCGGAGGCTCCGACTACACTCTTTCGACGGCCACGATCACGATGACGGCCGCGCCCAAGACGGGTGATGTTCTCATCGCGTTTTACAGGTACTAAGAGTGCTTCGACGCTATCGCAGGGCGGCGGCCATTCTTCTTCTGCTGGCGCTCGTCGCGTATCTTCCGGGCACGCGCGCCGCGCAGACGCTGATCAACCTGGCCACCCAGGTGATGGGGATCCTCGGAATTTCCCACGGCGGCACGGGCTTGAACGCCGTTCCGGGAACGAGCGGCCAGCTCATCTACAACAACGCCGGGGCGTATGGCGCCGAGGATCCCATCGTCAGCTACAACTACGTCAATTTGTTCAATGCGGCAGCCGCGACCGCCACGGCCACGAGCTCCGTCACTCGGGTTTCCACCTTCTCGCAGTACGGCACCCTGATCCTCACCTGGGCTTCGATCACCGGCTCGCCTTCCGCGTGCACGATCCAGATCAAGAGCGCCGATTCGCTCGGCAATCTGCTGAACAACGGCTCGGCGATCTCCGTCACGCCGTCGAATGGCACGACCGGGCAGGCGTTCACCCCCGCCTCGACGCTGGCCACTTCGGCGCAGATGGAAGCGGTCTACTCGTGCACCACCTACCCGACCGCCGGCACGCTCTCGCTCGAATTCGTCCCGGCCCTCTCGGCGGCGATCATCAACACGCCGCTCCAGGTGGCGCCGACGGGCTCGGCGAATACGGCGTCGAACCCGTTTTTCTTCGTGAACGTTCCGTCGAGCGCCTCCGGAGCGGCGAATTCCGCGTGCGACGTGAGCGCCACGAGCGCGACGACCTGCAAATCGAGCGCGGGCAACGTCGTCGGGTGGTTCGGCTACAACCCGAACCCGAGCGCCTGCTACATCCAGTTTTACAACTCGAGCTCGCCCACCATCGGCACGAGCCCGCTGCACGCGTTCGGAACTCCCGCGACCGGAGCCTTCAACGCCTCGATTCCGCCGTTCGCCTTTTCCACCGCGATCTCCGTGGCGGAAACGACGACCGCTTCGGGATCGACGCAGTGCGGCTCGGCCGTGATCTTTACCCTTCTCTATGACTAGCAGACAGGCGGCACAAAAACTTTTCGTTCTCGCGCTTATCGGCCTTCTCGCCGCGGCGCCGGCCGGCGCGGGAATTTCCTATGCCTCCGGCTCCTGCAAGGACGGAGGCAACAACGGCGGCTCGACGAACAGCCTGACGTTTTCATTCACCACGAGCTCGGGAGCGAACCGGGAGCTGGACGTTTGCCTGCAAGGCGATACGCTGGCGAGCGGCCACGACGACATCACCGGCGTCACGTACAACAGCGTCTCGATGTCGCTCGTCGCCAAGATGACGAACTCGAACCAGGACCGCTACTCCTATCACTACGAGCTCCAGAACCCATCGAGCGGCACGCACAACGTCGTCGTCAGCGCGACGAACAACCACTATCTGCTGGCGGGCGCGGCGGAGTACGACGGCGTGGCGCAGTCGGGGCAGCCCGACACGTCCGCAACGAACATCACCGCGAATTCAACCGTCGATGCATTGACGACTTCGGTCACCACCAGCACGAACAACGACTGGACCGTGCTGTGTGAAGGCGCGTACGACGCCGGCGGGGAACCAACCGCCGGGACGGGGGCGACGCTCCGCTGCGATGACGGGACTTACGGCACGTGGGGACTGTTCGACTCAAACGGGGCCATTACTCCGGCCGGGTCCTACAGCATGACGACGGACCGCGGCGGCAGCACATTCATCACGCACATCGTTGCCGCGCTCAAGCCCTACGTCGCGGCAGGCTCCTGCGCGCCATCGCTCGCGGCGACCGGCGCAGGATGCCAGTGACGGCGGGAGCCGGGTACAAGTAGATGAGTCAACAAACCGATTGGTTTACAGGGGACGGCCACACGCAGGCCTTCGCCCTCACGTACACACCTTCGCCCGCCAGCTCTCTGCAGGTTTTCTGGAACGGCCTGCTGCAGCCTCCAGGCGAGTACAGCCTGGCCGGCGGCGAGCTCACCACAGACTTCCTGCCCATCGCGGGGGACTCGGTTGCCGCCGTCTATTTCTACGCGCCCTCGTCTCCTTCGCCGCCGCCTCCGGGCCCGGGAGACGGCGCCGGGCCGATCATTCCCGATTATGTGCCGCGCCACTTCGCGCAGGGAACCACCGTCAAATTCACGCGCTCGCTTCCGGAGTTTTCGCCTTCCGGCGGCTGGGGCTACACGCTCTATCTGAACGGCCTGGCCCAGAAATTAAACAAGGCCGCCACGGAGCAGGATCCTGCGACGTTCCTCATCGAGCTCACGCCGACGGACACCGGAGGGCTCGCCCCGGGGCCCTACCGGTACGCGGAGCGCCTGGTCAACGACGGCAGCGTGGATTCGTCGCTCGCCGGCGAGACGTACGACATCACGGGCGACGAGTTGGTGATCATCGTCGAGCCGAGCGCGGCCAGCTCGGCAGCCGGCGCGTTCCAGACGTTCGAGGAAAAGACTCTCGCCGCGATCGAAGCGGTGATCGCGAACCGCGTGAGCGGAGCGATCGTCCCCGGCGATATCGAGGCGTACCACATCGCCGGCCGCGCGGTCACGAAGATTCCGCTGAGGGAGCTGCTCGCGCTTCGCGGCATGTATCGCGCGGTGGTGTGGCGCCAGCAGCATCCCGGGAAACTCTCGAAGCCCTGGAAGGTGGACTTCTCGACCGAGGACGAGCGGACGAATCTCCCGCCCACCTGGCAGGACGTTACGGGCCTCGACTATTGATGAGCCACGTTCGCCGCATTCGCGTGAAGATCTTTGCCCCGCGGAACAAGGGCTTCGCCCGAAGGGTTTTCGCGGCCGCGCCTGGCCGCGCGTTCACCCAAAAGGGAATCGAGGAGAT